CGTGCGTCTGGCGATAGTGCAAATGCTTCCAGCATCACCGCACTAGAGGCAGCTTATGAAGCGGCAGATTCGACAATTCAGGGGCAAGTTACAACCAACGCTGCCAGCATTGTTACCGAGCAGAGCGTGCGTGCGTCTGGCGATAGTGCAAATGCTTCCAGCATCACCGCACTAGAGGCAGCTTATGAAGCGGCAGATTCGACAATTCAGGGGCAAGTTACAACCAACGCTGCCAGCATTGTTACCGAGCAGAGCGCGCGTGCGTCTGGCGATAGTGCAAATGCTTCCAGCATCACGACGCTTACAGCGCAGGTTACAGATACAGAAGCTCAAGTAGCCACCATTGCGGAAGCCTACGCCACGGACTCCTCTGCCACGGCCCGCCTTGTCTGGACAGTCAACACAACTACGAACGCGGCGACAATCGAGCAGACGGCTGCGGAGGGTTATGCTGATGGCACATGGAACGGGTCAGCAATCAATCTCGCAGCGGACCAGATCACACTGCTTGCGGAGGATATTAATTTTGGCTCGCAGACGTCATTCGACACGGGCAGCGAGACATTCATCACTGAGGTTGGAACGATCCGCTCACGCTACGGCACGGCGTTCGGCGCATCGTCTAACCTGATCCGCTGGGATGGGCCTGTTGCGGTTGCGCAAGGCAGCGAGACCCCGACGAATGGCTATCTGGCGATTACGACCAGCGGTGCGATTTACCACAACACGGCGGCCTTTGGCTGGGGCGCGACTGCGGCGGAGGCGGCGGCCAGTAACGCGCAGGTTGCAATCGGCGCAAACGCAATCGGCAATAGCGAATTTTACGCGGGCGTTGACGGGTGGAATAAAGCGGCGTCAGGAGGCAACACAGGCGCGCTATCGCTTCGCGCCGCTGGGCTTGGCTGGGCCACACAATGGCGCGGAACGCTTATGGTTTACCAACCCGACGCGGGCGCAACCGGATATACAGATATTCGATGGAGACCTCAGCGCAACAGCGTGACGGGGTTTCCGCTCAAAGTGCAGCCGGGCGACAAGGTCGGCATGCGCGCGAACGTCTCGGCACATCGCTGTTTGATACGCTCATATATAGAGTGGAGAGATGCCGCTGGGGGTGTTCTAAGTTATACGACGGGACCGACGAATAACGCGATTGCCAGCTCATCCACAGAGCCTGACGCTTGGCCACTGTTATCGGTTGTCGGAACCGCGCCAGCTAGTGCCGCATGGGCTGAAATACTGATCCGAAAGGAAGCGACGTTATCCGGCACAAGTAGCTTTCTGTTTTTGCACAAACCCATGCTCGCGCTCCTCGCGCCCGGCACGACTGTTGTTCCTCAATACTCGCCTGGCGTTCCGCTGGATATTTACGGCGGGGCCGATGTCACGGGCGACAATACGGCGGGCGGAATTGACGGGCAGGGCGCGCTTGCGACACTCAACGCTGTTGGAACCTCGCAAATATCAGTTGGTGCAGCAACCGAAGTTCAAACGACGACTAGATCGTCAGTGCGGACCGTAACGGAAAATTCATGGACAACAATAGCGACCCACTCGCTGACAGCCGCAGCGGGAGACGTTGTGCAATTCACTATGCAGCTTGACGTCAACGCGCTGACAAGTTCAGGGGGGACGGTTAATCTGCCTGTTATGTCCTCCCGCATACTGAAGGACGAATCACCGTTGATTGCGCGCACACTGGCGCTCGGCCCCGCCGTGTACTTTGCAAGCCCCGTTATGTTTGCGAGCGACAACCCAGCCGCCGGGGCGCATACTTATGTTTATCAAGTTTATTGGAACGATTATGGCGACGGGACCACGAAGAGTGGTAAGACGGAAGATGAATACTGCGAAACCACACACATAAAAAGGTGATACATGCCAGCGGTCGACATCCCCCCAATTTATGAGCGCATAGAATGCGGAAACAAAATAGGAGCCAAGACGCGCCTTGGTAGCGCGTGGGTTTCCGCCGCTCACTTGGCCGGAGAGTGCGGCGATGCCGACGGTTTTTCTAAGCTGGATATTGTCGTCATTTCTAGCGGATTTATACCGCCAACAAGGGAGGCCGGTATAGGTGATAACGTATTTCTTGTGGGATACCCAGACGGCAAGGAGGGCGAAGCTCAGCGCGGCGTTGTCGTCCTAACGGGCCAGAGCATTCCCTCTCGCGGAGGGGGTTCTAGCGATGGCCTTCTCGTCATTATGGCAAGGGGTGTTGGCCCTGGATACAGCGGAGGCCCAGCGATGAGCGTTGATGACGGAGAAGTCGTCGGGATAATTTTAAGCGTCGGACCTGAGCGACCGGACGGATTTAAGCCCGTCTTCGTTCAGCCGACAGAGGCAATTAGAAAGCAGATGGAAGAAAAGTGATAACCTACCCAAATTCTATTCCCGCGTTTCGAGACGCGCTGCTGGCCTATGAGCCTGACGCAGATCAGGCCGAGGCGATTTATGGCGCACAGGAACAGGCATCGATTGTCGTGTCCTGCGTCGATACATTCAGAGCGCTGCGCTCGGTAGATGAGCTATCTCAGGCCGGGCTGTCGCTACTGCTTGGATCAGCCTACCTGATTGCATCGGGTGGCTGGCATGGCCTCGCAGGTGAGGCGACCACGCTCATAGGTCTTCGGGCCTCGGAACTGATTCCCGTAGATCCGGCGGACCCAGTGGTTCCGGAATGACGCGTTAGACTGCCTGAGTGATGATCAACGCCCTCGCCATGATGCAGCAGCCGGTCCCGCAGATCACGATGGAAGAAGTTGTGGACAACGCCATGAATCGTATGGAGCAGGAAAACGGCGTCATCGTCCAGTATGTGCCGAAGACGAACAAGTTCATGATCCAAGGCGGGCAGACCCGCAACGCACTGGCAGCACGAGACCCTGAAGGCGGGGAATGGATACTGATCAACCAGGATGCGGTTGGCGCAGACCTGAAACCGCAGACCGAGCATGAAGTCGCGCACATCCTCGCATGGAGGAAATACGGCGAAAATATCAAGCCGCATGGCCCCCAGTTCCTGAAAATGTGCCGACAGGTCGTGACTGAGCGCCAGAACGAGTTTTGCAGGAGGGGTCAATGATCCGCCAAGCCACAATGGACGACATCGAAGACGTGCTGGAATGGGGCCGCAAGTTCCATGCCTACAGCCCGTGGTGCAAGCGGGTGCCGATCAATGAGCCGGACTGGCGCGCGACGGTGACGAACCTGCTGCAATCTGACGAAGCGGCAGTGTTTGTCTCGGACGGCGGATTCTGCGGTGGTCTGATCTTCCCGATGTACTTCAACCACGACTTCCGCATTGCGCAGGAGTTTTTCTGGTTTGCCGACCATGACGGCACCGCTTTGCGGGAAGCGTTTGAAAGCTGGGCCAAAGACCACGGGGCCAGCGCGATCCAGATGAGCTGCATCGCTGATGACCGCGAAAAGGCTGTCCGCCGCCTGTTCCGCACGGTTGGATACGATGCCACAGAAACTGCACTGATGAAGGAAATTACCTAATGGCCATTGCAACAGGAACCGCAATTCTGGGGGCAGCTATTCTGGGCGGTGGCGCGGCGCTTGCCGGTGCCAGCAAGCAAAGCAAAGCCGCGAAGAAGGCTGCTGAGGCGCAGGGGCAGGCGTCAGACCAGTCCCTCGCTCTCCAAAAGGAAATCTACTACGACCAGCGCGGCCTGCAGCAGCCCTATTACCAGGCGGGCCTACAGGGCCTCTACGGTGAGTCCGGCGTGATGGACCTGCTCGGCAAGGGCGGCGGCGGTGGTGGTCAGCCGAACGCGCTAGCGCCACAACAGCAGACAGGCGGCCAGCCAAACTATGCCAGCGGTACTTATGGGCAGGCACCGATCGGGCAGGCGGCACCTCAGAGCGGAAACAACTGGCAGGGCTACCTTGACGCAAACCCTGATGTGAAATCGTATTTTCAGAGAAATCGGAAGGCGCTGTCCAAGTTCGGCGGGGATATGAACAAGGCGGCTGAATACCATTACAACACATACGGCAAAAAGGAGGGCCGCCAGCTCCCGCAATACCAGCCGCAAGCCAACGCACTCGCACAAACGACAGGCCAGGTTGGACCGGCTGTACAGGTCGGACAGGATGGCGCATCGCAGCAGGGACCGAGCGGAACACCAGCGCTTGAGACCGGGCCAACGGAAGGGCCAATGACGCAAGCCCCTGCCGGTGAACCCGCGTTGCAGACCGGGCCAACGGAAGGGCCAATGACCCAAAGCCTGCGCCAAACGCCGGGCTACCAGTTCATGCAGGACGAGGGCAGGCGCGCGATCGAGAACAGCTTCGCCAGCCGGGGCAAGCTGCTGTCTGGTTCAGCCATGACAGCCCTGCAAGACCGATCAATGGGCGTTGCTGACCAGGGCTATCAGCAGAGCGTGAACAACAACTTCAACCTCGCAAATCTTGGCATGGGCGCAGCAGCCCAGATGCAGGGCGCAGGCCAGAACTACGCCAACGTCGCATCGAATGCCCTGATGAATGCAGGCAACGCGCAGGCCAATGGCTACATGAACCAAGCGAACGCGTGGAACCAGGGCGCTCAGGGCGTCGGCAATGCACTGATGGGCGGGGTTGGCATGTATGGCGGGTATAAGGGTTGGGGTGGCGGAAGTGGCGGAAGTGGCGGAAGTGGCGGAACCTTTAATCCTATGTATGGAGTGGATTATGACTGAATCTGGTGTTTGGGCGGTATGTTCAAGCTGGGCCAATGCGCTGAACAAAACTGGCGAAAACTACGCGGCTTTGACTACCTCGCCAAAGTCATTACCGGCGTCAAATTCAAAGACGGGATCGAAACCACCGAAACTGGCCAGATTGCCGCATGACCAAAAACTCTCAAACACCAGATTTGACAATAACTCGTATGGAGTCTGAACTATGCCAACATTTTTCGACCCAAGACAATCCATGAGCGCCTTCGCTTCCGGCGAACAGATGGGCGGAGCTATCCGCAACAAGCAGACGGCTAACGCTTTGGCCCCGATGGTGGCGAGCGGCGATTATGAAAGCGCTATGGCCTATGCGGCCTCACGCGGCGATCTGGCTATGATGGATTATGTCAGGCCGCAGGCAGAAGCTGCGAAGTCCAAGGCGCTGAAGCAGGGCATTGGTAACGCGCTTGCATCGGGTGACTTCAAGGGCGCAACGGCTCAGGCATTCGGCGCAGGTGAGATCGATACCGGCATGGCGCTCTACGGCCATAACCGCGCGATGAAGGCGGACGAAATCACTGACCAGAACTCCGGCATTGATTACCTTGTGTCGAATGTCGACCAGCTCATGATGATGGATGAAAATGATCCGAGGCGCGCAGATGAAGCCATGCGGATCATTATGGACAGCCCGTATGGCCAGGATACGAACGTTGTCAATGCTGTGCAGTCGGCAATTGCAGACGGCAAGCTGACGAATGCGGAGCTGAAGCAGTTCCAGCAGCAGCTTCTGACGCCCGCGCAGCGGATCGAAGGCCAGCGCTACGATGCTGAGCAGGAATACAAGCAGGGCCGCGATCTAGCTGCGGACCGGGCAGGTCAGGAGAAGTCTGAAAATGTTCAGGGGCAGTTTGTTACTGAAGATGGATACCTCGGCTATCTGACCAGAGGTGGAAAAAAGGTCGTAACCGACATCAAGGTTCGCAACAATTATGGCATCATCGACATGGGCGGCGGCGTCAGGGGTGCATTTGATCCACGCGCAGGCACCGCCACTCCTCTCATGTCACCAGAAGAAGTCGGCTATAATGCAGCGACTGTCGAAACTAGCAAGGCCAACGAGGCTGCGCGTGTAGAGGCAGAGCAAGGACTGCCGGAAGCCATGTCCAAGTGGAACATAGGCATATCAACACTTGAGGCGCTTAGGGATAGCCCCGGCTTTGATAGTCGTTATGGTATTGCGTCGGTTATTCCGGCTATTCCTGGCACTGATATGGCGGACACGCAGGCGCTCATCAACCAGATGGGGGGTCAGGCATTCCTTGACGCCTTTGAGAGCCTTAAGGGCGGAGGTCAAATTACTCAGATCGAAGGCGAGAAAGCCACGCAGGCCATGACGATCCTGACATCCCAGGGCATCAGGGTCGAGACCGCAGCGAAGGCAATTGACGACCTTATCGTCATCAAAAGAGCTGCTTCGGCAAGGGCGATAGCGAAGGCCTCCGGAACATATGGCACACAAGGCCCTGACGCACCGCCTCTCGTATTCAATCCAGCCACGGGTGACTTTGACTAATGCCAATCGACGTTCAAGGCCCTGACGGGCAGAAGTACCAGTTCCCTGACGGCACAGACCCTGCTGTCATGAAGCAGGCTATGGCGAAGCGGTATCCAAAGCCTCAAGTCAATGAGCGCGATATCCCGTTCGCAGACATGGCCCCCAAGACGCCGGTTGATATTATGAGCGCTGGTCTCAATTCCGAACAGTCGCCAGGATTGAATGACTACCTGTCGGAAACGGCCCAGAAACGGCCTGACGGGGGTATTCGCAGCGCAGGTGACGCCCTTCTTTTCAACGTCGGAAACATCGCCACCTTTGGGCAGATGCGAAAAGCGGGCAATGAGGCTTACGCCGGAACGGTTAACGAGAACTACGGCGACGATGCGCTAAGAACCGGTAATGAGCAGTACCCAACCGCATCGCTGATCGGGCGCGGGATGGGCTTCGCATATCCGGCAGGCGGGCCAAGCGCAACAGTAACAAAAGCTACAGAAAGCCTTGCGACTAAAGCAGGCCTTGCCATGACAAAAGGCTCCGGCGTGGGCAGCAGAATGACACGCTATGGGACAAGATCAGCCATTGGGTCTCCCGTTGTCGCGGCAGAGGTGGGCGCCTTTAACGCACTTTCTGAGGCGCCTAATCAAGCATTTATGGAGGGCCGTGATGTCACTGTTGGCGAGGTCGTTGGCGAGTTCGGAAAGGCAATGGTTAATCCGACTAACTACCTTCTTGGACCGGGTCTTTCTGCTGGCGCACGTCTTCTTAAAGGCGCAGCGACTGGCACGGCCACGCTCAAGAATGTAGAAGAGTCAGTCTTCAGGGGTGGCGGTCCCGTCCCGAAGTCTGGGAATATTGAGCGTAGTATCGGAGATGTCCTTGATATGGACATTGCCGGTGGCATCGATCCTGCCGCCTTCAAGCTGACCGAGCGTATTCTCAAGAGTTCCGGTCTTACCCCTGAAGACATAGTGCTCGTCAACAAAAAGGCTGGAGAGTTCGTTAAAGCTGCTCCTGACGGCGCTGCGGGCCGCCTTACGCTCGGCCAGGTATATTCCGACGTCTTGTATGAAATCGGAAAGCCACAGGCGAGTGCAAACATTCTTAAGGTGATGCGCGAGCGCGCTAACACGACGAAACCCAAGGACTCCAGCCCGTCTATTGTCGGAGAGGCTGTCAAGGATTTGCGTGGGTCTCAGGTCGGTTTTCTTGATGATAGCTTTAGCGCCAATCTTGGTTCTGGAAGCCGTTCGGCAACTGATGACGTTTTGGACGCCACTGAACAGGCTTTGTCTGGTGAATATAAAGCGATTTTTGCTCCTGGCGCAAGTATCCCACCCCCCGGATCACTGGACGATCTTGCGGCATCCATGAACTTCTGGCGTAATGACAAAAAAATAATGGGCGACGCCGCCAAGATTGCTCGCAGGGCTGCGCGGGATGCGGGCGTTCCGTTTGAAGATGCATTGCCCTATTACATGCAGAAAGATCCGCGACAGGCTGCACACTGGATGCAATCGGCAGCGGGGCAACTGGCGCGGGAAGAGAAAGCGAAGGCAGCACCAAGCGCGGGGCTTATTAATTACTATGAGGGAATTGTCAGTGAGTTGGCGGGAGCTGTCGAAAAGGCAACTCCTGGCTATGGCCAGATCAGGCAGAATTACGCGATTAATGAGGGGCTGAGGACGGCGACAGGATTTGGGGATCGGTTCATTGCAACGGCGCGCAATCCTGCAAACCGGGACACGTTCATAAAAGAATTTGAAAAGCTGTCACCTGCCGAGCAGGACGAGGCGCTCATATCGATCAAGAATGCACTGCGCTCACCTATGCAGGGTAGTAGGCCGGGAAGTCCTGCCAGAACGTCCAGTATTGACAATATCGGAACGCTGGCCACGCTTGAAAGGCTTGGCCCAAAGGGCAAGGCTGTGGCGGATGATATTCGCGCAATTACTGACGAGAACGCATATTTGAACGCTGTGGATTCCGGCAATCCTGCTCGTCAATCTGCGACATTCTCAAATGCTGATGCGAGCGCGAATGCTCCCGGTCTCTACAATGGTGCGATTGCCAACAAGCTGGACGGGTCATCACTGCCCGGTTCCATGATGGCTGATATGGCCCTGTCTGCCGTGTCGGGCCAGCCATTTGGTTGGATAACGGCGGGGAATGTTGCGCGCCAAGGGATAGCTGGAGTATTCAAGCCCGGAACCAAAGATCTGGAGGCGCTGACTAAATTCATGATGTCCCGCCCGTCGGGAGGAAAAGGGGCGGTTAAGCCTGGAGCTGGTATTCCTACGCCTCCGCCAGCAGCCCCCGCAGCTAACGCATTAGCAACCCAGCCCCCACAACCTGCCGGACCTTCTGGCGGCGGGGCGGCTCCGCTTCCGGGCGGTCCCGGCACGAGGAATGCTCTCGCCCCTAGCACATCTGCGCCTCCGCCTCCGGCTGGTAATACGTTGCACGGATGGGAGCCAGTGGGGCCGGATATTCCGCCTTCAGCCCCGTCCAGACCGTTTGTTCCTGAAAAGGCATCATGGTCCGGTCCTGCTCCTAAAGAGCCGCAAGGGCTGCTTGGATTTATTCGCAAGCAGGGCGGCATTCGTGAAGAGTTTGGGCAGGACGGTAGGGGATACATGCGCGGCACTGTCGCGCAAATGCTTGGCGATGTAAGATCTCGGCCCGGACTCCTTAATAACAAGAATGGCAAGACAATCGACATGCTGCGCAGAGATGCGCAGGAAGCTGGGTTTGATGTGCGGGATGATGACGAGTTTATTCGCCTGCTTGGTGATGAACTGCAGGGCGGTCAAAAGACATACCGCATTGGCGAAGCCGAGGAGTGGAACGCCTATCAAGAATATCTGCGCGGTCCTATTCGCGGGGCAGGCTGGACTGGCACACGACCACGAGGTTTTAATGACGACCTGGAACGCGGAACTGATGCTTTCTCTGATCCTCGCCTAAACGCCGATCAAAACAAAATCGCTGAGATGGCCAAAAACGGCTATTCTAACGCCGAAATTGGCGAAGAAATGGGCAAACTTCCCCAGACCGTTGCGGTTCGCATCAGCCAGCTGCGTCGCAAGGGCATCGACATTCCTGCAGGCAGGGCGATTCGTCCCGTCACGCCCGAGCGCGTCCAGATGGAAAAGCTGATAAATGAGGGCCTAAGCAACGCTCAGATTGCTAAGCGTACAGGCAAAAGTTCTGCGCACGTCGGCGTCATTCGGAATAGGCTCAAGACGACAGGTCCGGCTCATGCTGGATTTGAAGGCGCTAAAAGCGACCTAGCATCAGGCGCTGTAGGCAGTTCTTACGGCTACACACAGGGCGACACGCCGGAAGAAAAGAACGCCAATGCCGCGATGGGTTTTGTGTCTGGCATTGCAGCAAAGCGCGCTGGCGGGGCAGTCGTGCGTCGCGGAAGCGCTATGACCAACGCCCTTGCGCCTAAAGGCCCGGTTCGCGGTGCCGGCTTCAGCGGCAACACCCCCAAGCGCGGAGCCAAGCGCCTCGGACGCGGACTGGATGACCTGACTAACGAACCCGGCCCAGCCAAGCCCGCTCTCCCCGACGACCTACCGCGCCGGACAGTAGAGCCGCCTGCACAGGGACGGCCCGACCCAACGCTATCCCGTGAGCGCACCAGCAAAGACGACAAGGCGTTCTACGACTCGCTCAGCGCACCTGAGCGGGACCATGCGCGCGCTGTCGGACCTATCGGCAAGATGGGCAAGGAACCGCCACCTCCAGGCTTTGTCGTCACCGCTTCGCTTTTGACAGCACTTGGCGGCGCGGGTGGTGTGTCTGCCTATCTCGGGTCGAGACCTGTCGAGCCGAACTTTGCGCAGAACCGATCCAAGGTCATGTCCGAACTAGCCAAGGCACCAGACAGCGCAACGTGGCAGAACCGGGCGCGTCAGTTTGATGCGTTCGTGAAATCCGATACTGCCCGCCAGACAGACCTTGAGGGCGTGGACAAGCGCCTGCTAAATGCCCGCAGAAAGGCCGTGCGTGAGGCGTCAGACGCTTTCGCAACAGCGGGCGACCGTGCGGAGCTAACGGCGGCAATCGACCGTGTGGATGCACTTGACTACGCTATCGACGTTTCACTTGGAAATGCAGAGCCGTTTGATGAGGCCCCGCCAATGGCAAGGCCGCCAAGCCTGAAGCCTGTACCCAATGCACTGGCAGGCCCGCCGCCTATGACGCGTAACAGCCAAGGCCAGTTTGTCCGGCCCATGACGAACCGGGAACGTCAGGAAGCTGCACGATGAACACCCCCTCGCTGTTCCGCTACCAAGCCATCGGACACTCCGGGCCCGTCTCCGCGCTTATCGCGTTCAGGCAGGGCAGGGCACCGGCTGTGATCTATTACGACCCTGATCTACGCACCCCAGCCCGCAACCCCGCGCCAACCGATAGCGTAGGCCGGGTGAACCTCTACATGAACGCAGGCGAGTCCTATGAGGTCACTGTGCAGTTTCCAGACGGGACCACTGACCAGTTCATGCACACAGCGGTTCCAATAAGCAGCGTGGAGATTATCCGCGAACCCGCGCCGGAGCCCATGACGGTTGACCGCGTGGTGCACCAGGACAGCCCTGAGACGCTGGCAGAGCTGGAACGGTTGCGCGGCATCGAGAGGGAACACGCACGGGCGGCGCTTATGTCTGGTCTGGCGAAGCTGGAAGACGCCAAGGCGAAGGTTGATATTCCAGCAGAGCTGAAAGAATATCTGCGCGTTGGCGAGACTTACGAGCAGACCAACACTCGCCTCCTGCCGATCTACAAGGAAGCGCAGAACATGAAAGAAATGGCGATTGAGAACTCCGACAAAACGGCCCGCGTGTTCTGGGAGCTGAAAATACGCAAGCTGGATCTGGCGATGCACTGGATGCACGGGCGGTTGATCGAGACTGTATAACGCGAGGGCCGGGGCATGGCTGAAGACGATCTGGTGACCCGCATTACGCTGGTTGAACGCACAATGATTTCACGCGAGGCGCTGGTGGACCGTGAAGAGAAGCTTCTCTCAAGGTTCGAGGAACTGCTGAAGCGGGACCGGCAACAGGCTTCTGAAGAGCGTCGCCATGAGTTCAAGATGTACGGCCACGAGACGGCTGAACAGCTTCGCACATGGTCTGCGAAAATCCACATGGAGCGCGATGAAATCCTTGAGAAGCGGGACGTGGAGCGTGCCAGGGAAGCGGCAGAAGCCGCAAAAAATACAATACCAACACAATCACCTTTGCGGGTATGGCTTTCAGCAAACTGGATCTGGGTTGCCGGGGTTGGCGTCCTTGTTGTCGTTCTGAGGCCCGATCTCGCCACCGCTGTCGTGCGGCTGGTGATGTAGCAAAAACAGGCTGGGTATTCACATGGATAAGCACGATATCGCCAACGGGTTACGTTGGGTTCGCGATGAGGCAGGCGCATTCCTGTCCACGTTCTGGATGATTTTGGCGCTTTACGGGCTGGGCCTGTGGCTGGTCTGGTCATTTTTCCAGATCGATGCGCAGTTTAGCAGGCCGCTTGCAGGCGATATTATCCCACCTGAAGTGACGCAGCATCTGGCATGGGCTGTGCGCGGGTTCTCTATAATCGTGGGCATGGCCATAATCTGGTGCCATCGCCACGAGATGCCCAAATTCCGCAACCTGCTGGCCGTTCTGGGTGCCATCGCAGCAGTGCTACTGTTCCTTCACGCTTACGGCGTGGCGGCTAAAATCATGAAGGGCCAATACGCTAAGGCCGATGTGATTACCGAAGTGCTGGACGTGAACACGATTGGCGTCTCTGAGCAGATTGCCACGCTCCAGGGTGCAAAGGCTGAATGGCGCGCTGACACGGCTTTGGTAGTCGCGTCAAATCAGGCGGCAATCCAGAACATCACGAGCGATGGCATTAACAATGATGACCAGGCCGACACGTTCCGCGCTGCCAATACTGCCGCACAGTCTCGCCTCTCGGCTAAGATAGATGAAGCCGATGCCAAGATTGAGGCGTTGCAGGCTGCTTCGCTGGTAACGAAAGAGACGGCCACGACCGATGCAAAAATGGTCGATGCATTCAATCCGTTGTTCGTCCTCATGGCAAGGGTTAGCGCATGGACGTGGAACCCTGATATTGAGCCGCCTCTGACTGACCAGTTTGTGAGTGGTATACTGTTTTTCACGCTCTTTTTTGGCTTCGGTGAAATGCTGATGATGACCCTGTTTACGGTCGCATTTGCAATGCTCCTCGTGGCGCGTGAGGAGGCCCTTTTGGCCCGGCCTAAGCGGCAATATTCCGCAGACATTCCTGATGGATACGTTGACCTGCGCATGACCGAGGAGGAATGGGCCGAATACGAGGCAGCCAAGAGCGTTCACGATAACATCAAGGCCGGCGTACAGAAGCGCACTCGCACCCGTCGCAGGGGCAAGAAGATTCGCCAAGGCGATGAATATTCCCGTGAAGTGGTCGAGATATTCCTGAAGCGCCGGCGCAATGGCGAGACAATGGACAACATCCTCCACACGCGCGGCCTGACGCCGGGCGAGTTTCTCGCATCCTACGCCAAATATATTGAGACCGATGATGAGCGTGAATTGCTTCTAGGCGAGATCGACGAGGCGTTTGATGATGAACCTGTAGACGAGGACGAGCCAGAGAATATGGCCAACGGCCTCGATCATGACGAGCCAAGCGATGAAGGGGCTGAAGACGATGATGCAAGTGTCGGCGCTAGGAATTGAGCTGATCCGCAAGGCCGAAGGGTTCTGCCCGTCTGCCTATATCTGCCCGGCTGGGTTGGTGACAATCGGTTACGGCAACACTACTTGGGAAGATGGCGAGCCTATCCACCTTGGCGACGAGATTGACGAGGCAGGCGCTGAACAGCTTCTCTGGTCACATGTCCGCAATGAGGTGGAACCCGCGATGGGCCGGCTTATCAAGGTGCCACTCCAACCCTGCCAGCGGGATGCGTACGGATCGTTCCTTTTTAATTTCGGTGAGACGAAAGCCGCAAATTACACGCTAACCCGCCTGATTAACGAGGAGGCCCCCACAGCGGAAATCTGTGACTGGTGGGTGAAGTATCGCGTAGCCAGCGGAAAGCCTCTCCTTGGCCTCTACAGGCGACGTTTGGCCGAAGTGCTGATGTGGAACGGCCTGCCAACGGACAAGGCATGGAATGCGACCACAAGCACAACCTGGCGCGATCTGGTGGGAGTCCCTGCCTACACGCCTATCAAAGCCGTGCCTGTTGCCCCAACCCCCAAACCGGAGCCTAAACCAATGGCCCGCACCCTGACCCTGCCAGATGAATGGGACACGATGACAGCCGCCCAGCAGACCGCCTGGCTGAACACTGGCGAGTTTATCGCGCTGGGTGGCACTGTAGGCGAGCCGATCAAGGCCGCTCCGCTGCCGGATGCTGCGAAAGCGCCCGCTAAGGTCGTCATGGCCAAGAAGGTGATCGAGACCCCCAACCTGAAGGCAGACGCGCCAGCCAAGGCGATGGAGCAATCCACCACGTTCAAGGGGCTGTCAAAGGCCGATAGTGGCAAGGAAGCGGCCATCATATCCACGGGCGTTCTCGCTGGCGTCGGGTACTCGATTCCATACGCGGACAAGATGACGGCCTACGTGTCCAAATACCCGCCTGAGACCATCTTCAAGGTGTTGGCGATTATCGCTGCTCTTGGCATCGGGTACGGTCTGTGGAGGCGCTGGGCTGGCCTGATGATTGCTGAAGACGGTCGCCAGAAGGCAGAAGGGCCTAAGCTCTGATGCCCATAGGTTATCCACTTTGGCTCTGGCTGAAAAACAACCCAGCCGCCCAATGGGCGCTAGGGATCGGCGCGGCCATCGTCGGCTTTTTCATGTGGCTCGCCCTGCACGATAGGCGCGTTCGAAAAGAGGCCAACGCCAAGGCCGAGAAGAAAGCACAGAAAACCGCAACCAAGGAACTCCAGAAGCTAGAGGAAAAGGCAGATGAACGTATTGAGAAATCCCGCAAGATTGCTGACGCTGTTGATGACGACGTGTATTCTGACAGCCTGCGCGACGACACCAGACGCCTCTTATTCGGTGACTAAGGACGCTATAGCCAGCGCGGTACGGATCGAACACAAGACCATGTGCCTTGTGACAAAGCCGACTGAGCTTAGCGTGGGGGCATTCGATGCGTCGCCTCTGGAGGCGCGTCAGAAGATGGTCAAGGATGTTGAGAAGTGGGCTGCTGAATGCGCTGGTAGTGTCTGATGGCCGTTCAGGTAACCAGACCCGCCCCTAAGCGCCGGGCATCCCCGCCCCGTCAGCCAAAAATCAGAAAGCAGGGGTTCCGGCCATTCCGGGATCGGGCATTCGCTCGGATCGCCTTGATTCGGGGTGAGACGTTTACCCAGCAATACTACGCCTGCCTCGTGCTCGCCCTGTTCATTGGTCTCTCAGCCATCCTCGCCATTCGCGCCGTCTATGAGGTGGATATGGCTGTCGGGCAGTACAGGACGGGCGGCGATATATTGGCATTCTGCATTGCCGGTCCGCCACACCTGGAACTCACGGGACGCTGCAATTCCGTGAACTGTCTAGAGGCCAAGGCATCCTTGATCTACGATACGCGCGGATTGCAGGACATATACGACAATAACTGCACTGTGCCTGCGGAAGCCCCGCGCAGTTAGCCCTTATCTCGCCACGATTTCCCACTACATAGAGATTGCGAAGCGTCACCAGCTGCCCAGCCCAAGACGCCTAGCATGGCCCGTCAGTATGTCGCCTTTGGTGACGAACTGGCGGGCTTTTCTCATTGGTCGGCGGCTTTTCGTATGCGGTCATATTCCTCTTGAGTAAAATATATCTCTGTCTCTGAGAGCGCATCCAGTGCCGCCTTCATCGACCGAAAGAAACTGTCAAAATGATCCATGTCACGCGGGAAGAGGGTGAACGTTATCGTAGGTTGATTACCTATCACGTCAGCGTATCTGTTGGGCATGAAGTGACCGCTCAAAACGATGCGCGGTTTCCAGCGTGGCAAAGCACCTCCTGATGAAAACTCCACCCTGTGCGGCTTTACGGCAGCAGTTGCGCGGCGCTTCAACTTGGCCAGATACGGCCTGCATTCTTTCTCCATCTTCTCTTCGTGTCGGTCGTAATTCCATGATGCCCTTTTCAGGCGCACCAGTTCCGATGCGTCATAGTTCGCGTAAAACTCAAATGGGTCCGTGACAGACATCACTCTTCCTCTCTCCTTACTAGGTGCAGTGGTGCACCTGATTAAACGGTTCACTTGGCATCCCCCTTCGCCAGCCGACGAGCAGCAGCTACCTCGCGCCCCTCATCGACAGCGGCCAGCAGTTCGCTGGGAAGGTTGCCTTGGCGGGCTTCTGCTTCAAATACTGCGATGATAAAAGTGGCCTCTATCATTGCGCGATTTCGGTTGGACACAGTGCTGCTATGCCACGCAGCAGGATCGTTATATCTACGCTCCAGCCATTGCTGCGCCAGTTTCTCCCGAAGCGCGCTCATTCTGAAGCCCTCTGAAGGTTTACGCTGGGCCTGAAGAATGAACCCACAAACGCAGCCAATCCGCCCGTTTGCCAAGCCTCAAGAGGCCAGCCGGTTCCTGTCATTAGCGCAGCCCATGTGTCACCGAGAACTGCACCGAAGATAAGCCCTGACAGCACCCCCTCCCCAATATAGAGCACACTCATTATGGGCACCAGCACTATAAGGACTGTGCTGGCCGCGATGTGGTAAAAAATCTTTTCGTAACTCATCGTCTTCTTCCTTCCTTCGATAGTGGGCTGACATAACCCTCTGGTTTTGGTTGAAATCCACGGCCCTGAATGGACGAGCCGCCACGCCTTGACCGTTTGTCCGCCTGCGTCTTGCCCTGCTCAATCCGGCGAACCTTGGCGCGGTCAGGGGCTTCCTTGCGGGTCTTCTCTTTGGAACAGTCCGAGTCCCAAAGCGCTCGGTTTTCAAGGTCATTGGCCCCTCCTGAAAATAGCGGGTTGAGGTGCTCGTCTGTGATCTGGCGAGGCTTCTGGAAGTCCAGCCGCTTGCCGCATCCGCATCCGCAGCGACCGTTCTGGTCCAGCGCGATGCGGGCGAATTGCAGCTTGGTTAGCGGCCTTCTCTCACTCATGACCGGACTCCAGTACAGAGCGGGCTGTGCGGAATACGTGGACCGCCGTAGAAATTGTTAAAGTTTCGCTATCAAGCAGCGGCTCTCGGTCGGCCTCGTACTCGTCCAGAAAGTTAGCAAACGGCGCGAGCGCCGCTTCCAGCGCAGCAACACGCTCTCTCTCTGTGAGAAGGGCGGATAGGAGGGTGGCACGATCTCTTACGGCTGCCATTGCTGATGCGCCCTCAGACCAGTCGGCATATTGAAGCGATTGACGCAGGCGCTCTGCTGTTTCGACATACCCGATTTGTTGGCAAGCCTTATGCCGTTCCCTGATCGTCTCAATCTCTCTCTCATAAACCATTCTCATTCTCCATGTGTTCGTGTAGATCCACGCCGCGTTCCGCAGCGTCTGCGTTGATCCGCTCAATCAGGTCGCTGAACTCACGGACGCCTAGTGTGCTTGATCGAAGGCCAGCGGCGAACCACCTGGAGCCGTCGAGGCTGGGCAGGATTTCCTGCTCGTGGCCAAGGTCTTCAAGAAACATCGTCTTCCACTGATGGTCCTTGAACTCCCGACCCAGCACCGTGGCGCGCTGCTTCTCGAAGCAGGCAAGCAGAGGCCACATCAATCGGTTTTGGGAATCCGTGCGTGTCTCGTCCCGCACCTCCAGCATGTAGCCGTAGGGCATGACTGCAATCTCACGGAAGGCTGTCTCCAGCATGGCGCGGGATGTGATCAGGCGGGACAGGTGTTTAGCCATCAGACAAGCACTTCCGTCTCGACAACCTCGATACCGGGAATGCTGATAGGCGCACCCTTGGCTGCACGGATGTCCGCATTGGCCAGACGTAGGCAAACCTCCATCACGTCAGGGTGCGAGTGATAGTGGAATATCAGCTTGGCCTGATCGGTGACTGTAGCCCTGCGGATCGTGCGCAGGCCAGCAGCGCGGAAGCCCTCGGAGCCTTTGACGTTGCCCGCCATCTTCTCCTTGGCTGTCGCAATCTCCGCAGCGTTCGCAGCCTCCTGAGCAGCCTCAGCCGTGCTTTCACCAAGCAGGGCGTCATCTGCCAGCGCCTTCGCCTTGGCGGCTTCCTCGGCGGCTTTGGCTTCAGCAGCGCGGCGGATTTCCTCGGCCTTGCGCTTCTGCTCAACGATGAACTCTGTCAGTGACTTTTCCAGAGTGGAGCAGGCATACTTGGCGCTTTCCACCAGTGGTTTGTATGTGCCGTCGATCTCGCGACCGGCATCCAGGTGGGGGCGTTTCTCCTCGTCGCGCTTGGCGTCAATGTCCTTGGCCAGCTTCTTTGCCAGTCCGATCAGGTCGCGGGCTTCGCCAGCGTTGTCGTCTGACACCGGGCCAAAGTTCTCGGCGCGTTCGTTGAGGCTGTAGATTTCCTCCGCGAACAGTTCTGCGGCTGGGGGTGGGTTATTGCTCAGCATAATTTTGTTCCTTTTCGCTGGATTCAAGGGCAACAAAGGCTTCGAGTTCCTTTGCGTATTCGGCGCGGATTTCATCGGCCCAATCTTTGGGCAGGCTCTTGATCTCGATCGCGTTCGATTTGCCCCAATTGCGCAGGGCGTCTGCGGATTGTTGGTTGCTCAGCCCGTTCATCAGGGCGGTGTAGAGACCACGGCTTGCTGCCTTGCTGGACTTCTGCTCAGTTGGCTTGGTCTCCGCTGGCGCTTCGTCAGCCGCATCTGGTTCTGCGTGGAGGTCGCCCTTATGCCAAAGGTCCAGAGCAGCACCGAACCGCATAGCGGCGTTGCGCAAGGCGTCACCGATGATTTCCTTGACCGCATCCCCGCCAGACTTTCCGTCGGCTGAGCCATAACCAAGGCGCGACACACCGCATACAGTCAGCTTGATCCACATGCCGTTTCCGGGATTTGGCAGACCGTCCATAGCGACAGGCTCCCAATTCCAGTTTGGGTCGGCGTCAAGGAGGCGATCTGTTAGGGCCGCGTGGCCGACATAATCCAGATGCACGACTTTAGGGTGATGCCAGCCACCGCAGATGTCGCACCGGATGCCCTTCTTGAAGTCAGCCTTAACCTCGTTTGTCTGAGCCGTTGTAGGCTTCGGTAGCTTGGAAATCTGGTTAGGGGGGAAGGGTTCGCGCAGCAGGGCAATCCCACTGACAGCGGCCTTCATTTCTGTGCGTTCGATTACAGATGTGACATCGGCCATCATTTCTCTCCTGTCTGTTTGATTGGTCCAGCTAGTCCGCAGTAGCCAGTCGGCTCCCGCATGTCCTTGATGGAAGGCTCAATGACCCAGCGCCAAGCCATGCATTCAGATGCTTCACACCTCTCCAGTCGATCTGAACCCATTGACCGATGACATGTTTTATTTACGGCTTCGTCTTCAGTCATCACCCTTCTCCCATCTGTGCTGCGTCGGAACAGGCCAGATCATGCCGGACAAGTTCAGCGCCTTTGACCCGCTCGTAATTCGCCAGAGCCGCGTTGAACTGTTGCTCTGCCTCCTGTGCCAGCGTCCAGATTTGCTCCAGGACGTGGCGGTCGGACTCCATCTTGCGACGTGCGGACCAGATCGCGTCTGACGCCTCGTTAGCGAGTTGGGCCTTGGCCAGCGTTGGGCATTTAACCCGCTCGCGGTGGATTAGGTGTGCCATCAGCATTGTGGTTGCTCCTTAAACATTTGCATTGCGACCTTGCGGCCAGCTTCATCGACCCGCTTCCAGTCAGCTTCTGATGCGATCAGGGTGAACCCGTGCGCGTCGTAAGCGTGGATCTGACGACCGCCAACTGTGTTGAATCCGCGTTGGCAGACGGGGCAGTGCAGGGGGTGGGTCATTGTTCCACCTCCATTTCAAGCAGGTCATCGACTGCTTCTGTTGGCGTTTTGCCTGCCCCGATGGGCGACTCCGGGTCGTCATAGCTTTCGTAGGTGGCAATCCAGCGCGCGAAAGGGTGGTCTCCCGCATATTGTAGGATGATGTCTTCTGATGGCCAGGTCTTTGTGTTTCCCTTCAGCGCGGCAATCACAGCCGGGAGTAGTTCGACCATCGCGACTTCTGCCGCTGAGCTGCTGTTTTCGAGGCCCGGCTTGATTTGCTCCAGCCTGTTGATGATTTCTTGGTTGGTCATTGGGTTGGCTCCTGTGTCCGCAGAGCAACGGCACTTAAAATCTCCGTCCAGTCCGTCCGTGTTTCATTGTAAGCATTGATGCCAGCGTCTGAGATGGAGCCGTCAAGCAGGCCAGCCCGCAGGATATCGTCAGCGGTCTCGATCTCGCAGTCTTCGATGCCAGCCTCTGCCATTTCGCGCAGGTGCTGCTCGTGTTCGTCTGCGAGCTGGTAGGCGTAGTCTATGTTGATGTTGTCGGCCATTGTGCTGCCCTCTGTTGATGACCCTTTGTAGGGGAACGCCTACGGGCCGTCAAGCGAAAAGTATGTGTTGACCTACAAATATTTTCTGCCATTATGGGCAACATGAACGCAAAGCAAATCTTTACCAAGAGCATCCTCGACTATTGCCAGTCGAAGGGTATGAGTAAACGCGATTTCGGAATGGCTGCGATGGGAGACCCAAACTTTGTCTACCAAATCATAAAGGGTCGGAGCGTGTCACTCGACACCGTGGATAAGGTAAATGGGTTCATGAAGCCTGCAAGGAAAGGGGCAGCGCATGTCTGATCACCGCGAACCAGGCATCGCTCCAGCGCTCGCCATTATCGGCGGCATGGGCATCTCGCTGCTCTTCGCTCTGGTTGCTATTTCAGCGCTGCTGGGGAGGTTCCTGTGATGCCGATCAATCCGGACCGCATGAAGCTTTACCCCGGCGGCTCAATTCACTCAAAAGAGTGGAAGGCTATCAGGGTGACAATTCTCGAACGCGCCGACCACGCTTGCGAGGGAACGCCTCAGCACCCTGACTGTGATGCCGTGAACTACGAACCGCATCCTGAAACCGGCTCCAAGGTCATCCTAACCATAGCACATATGGATTGGGACGAAACCAATAACGATCACGACAACCTGAAGGCCCTTTGCCAGCGTTGCCACAACAAGTGGGACGCGCCGCAGCGGCAGAAAAACGCAGCGAAGACGCGCCGGGACAAGTCGCCTCAGATCGATCTGGTGGACTGGATTGCGGAGGCGCTGGGCTAACATGCACGGGCTGGGCACATCACGAAAGCAAGACTGCCTCAAGGGCATCGCATGGCTAGCGGGCATCTGCGCGATGTATGCGCTGGCGTGGTGGGTGGCATGACCGCACAATTAGACTGGCTGGACCTTCTCGAAGAGCACCGCGCACCTTACCTGGACCGCGCCCGCGAAGCAGCCCTGAAGCTGCTGGAAACCCGCGACCAGATCCACATCAACCACGTCCGCGAAGTCTGCCCGCCGCCTGCCCACATCGATGGCCGCGTCATGGGCGCTGTGCTGAAAGGGTGGCAGTTTGAGGCGACAGGCCAGTTCCTGCTGTCCAGCCGCGACACTTGTCACCGTCGCCCGATCCAGTGGTTCAGGCTGAGCCGCAAATATCTGGTGAATCGGGGGCTGGTATGATTACGCAATGGGCGCAGCACTTTATTTGCGCAGCTCACCGTTCCCCGCTTGGCGTAATGCACGGACACACGTGGACTGTGCGCGCTACGTGGTCTGAGATTATCAATGTCGAGGACCGCAAGGCGTTTCTGGTCGAGGTGTGCGACGATTATTGCCACCGCGTACTGGATGGCAAAACGGCAAGTGCGGAGGGCCTAGCAGAGTCTATAGCCACCGCTACCAACGCAATTCGCGTGGATGTCTGGCGTGAGGCCGAGGGCATGGGCGCAACATGGAGGCGCGCGTGATACATTACCACGGCACTCCAATTACCCCTATGGGCGCGCTTTATGAACTGGCTGGCCGACATTTTTGCGTCAGCCATTACCGGCCCGATCAGGTCGCGCGCGTCCATGAGCAGGCGCAGTCAGTGATGCTGGATAACGGAGCGTTCAGTCACTTCCGCAAGGACCAGCCTAAGTTTGAATGGTCGGACTATTACGCATGGTGTGACACATGGCTGGATTATCCGACCACGTGGGCAGTCATTCCAGATGTGATCAAGGCGGGTTCACAAGAGCAGGACGCGCTAATTCGAGAATGGCCGCATGGTCATCGCGGCGCACCCGTCTGGCATATGGACGAACCAATCGACCGGATGCTGCGCCTGCTGGATGAATGGCCGCGCGTCTGCATCGGATCAACCGAGGAATATTGGCGGATAAAGTCGCCTGCATGGTCGCGCCAAATGGACGCCACATGGGACGCCATATCAGCGCGCCATCAGAAAACGCCTTGGGTTCACATGCTCCGAGGAATGCAGCTCAGTTCCGGGCCTTACCCATTCGCCAGCGTGGACAGCACCGACATCGCGCAGAACCATAACCGTGCGCAGAACACCCCTCGCAAAATGGCGGATCGCTGGGACGCTATACAGCCTCCACCGCGTTGGATTGTCGAAGTCGAGCAACTGGACATGTATGGGGGCGAATACGGGCGGACACTGGCGGAAATCCATCACCAGATGGTAGGGCTGAAGGCTTGCTAGTTCCCCTGATACGTGCAAGAAAAGGCGGGCGGCGAGGTGTTTCAGACCTCAAGCCGCCCTTATGCAACCGCTCTCTGGAGGAGCAAGCTACATGATTAAACCATACACCAGTTTTACTGGACACTGCAACACTAAGTGTGGTGTGGCGTCATGAACGATTTCAAACAATCGAACGAGTACGCAATACGGCGAGCAACACGCAATTGCATCCGCAAGGGCGCGGGCCTGACCCGCACTGAGCGCGATATTCTCACACACCTAACTGCGCTCTGGTATCACCACAGGAACAATTCAGGCGTCATCAGGCCCGGTCGCAAGGCGATTGCCAAGAAGTGCCAGTGCAGCATTCCAACCGTCACACGCGCGCTGTCAAAGTTCACTGAAATGCAATTCATCGAGGCTGTGAAATACGCCAAGGGCGGGCGGAATGCGACGCGCTGGACGGTCGATATAAGCACGATCCTGATGACCCTCGACGGCTTCCTTTTGTCGCTATCGGGTGGCAATCCACGCCTGATAAAAGGCGAAATAGAGTTTTCGCTGCAAGCTATTGATATGAATAGGATTTCAGCGAAAAATGATCCGGTTCGCAAAATTCCTAAACCGGATCAAAATGATCCACGGTCTATATGTATGCTTCAACGTGAGAGACTTCTTAAGAAAACCCGTTTGAACGTATCGTCACAAGAGCCTGAAACCCGTGAGGGTGGAGAGGCCCAAAGACCTTTCCAGAAAGAAATTGTGATACTGCCGTTCCCTGTTCGGGGGGCTGGCAATGTCTAACACTGCAACAATCCATAACCTTTTCCCTGGTCAGGCTCTTTCTTCGGAGAAGCGCGTAGCAAGAGATTATCAGGCGAAGGCGATCCAGTCAGTCAGGCAAGCGTTCCTTGCGGGCAAGCGTCGCGTTGTGTTGATGCTGCCAACTGGCGCAGGCAAGAGCTTCATTGCGGCGAAAATCATTGAAGCGGCCTTGGCCAGGGGTTCGTCTGTGATGTTCACGGTCCCACGCATCGCCTTGATCGATCAAACGATTGAGCAGTTTGAGCGTGAGGAAATCAAGCACATCGGCGTCATTCAGGCCACGCACCCGCGCACCGATTGGACAGCGCCCGTGCAAATCGCATCCGTTCAATCCTTGGACAAGCGACTGCTTCGCCAAACGCCACCGGCTCTCGTGATAATCGACGAATGCCACATCAACTCCAAGGTTATCCCGAAAATGATGGAGCTTTGGCCTGAGGCTAGGTTCATCGGCCTGTCTGCAACGCCTTGGGCGAAAGGCATGGGGCTGCTGTGGGATGACCTGCAAATCGGATCCACGTTAACTGAACTGATTGACGCTGGCACCCTGTCGAAGTTCGTCGCTTACGCGCCATCGAATCCGGATCTGAGCACCGTCAAAACTGTGCGGGGTGATTATGCTGAAGGCGATCTAGAGCGCGAAATGAGCAAACCCGCGATTGTAGGTTCTGTTGTTGGCACATGGCTGGAGCGCGGCGAGAACCGCCCGACGCTGTGCTTTGCGGTCAACATCGCTCATTCGCAGGTGTTGCGAGAGCAGTTCGAGCGCGCTGGCATCTCGGCTGAGCACGTTGACCACCAGGTTGACAGTGTTGAGCGCAGGCTGATCGAGCGCCGGTTTAGGTCTGGTTCGGTGAAGATTGTTTGCTCAGTCAGGACCATGACAACCGGCATAGACTGGCCTGTTAGCTGTATCATCGATGCCGCTCCTACTCGATCTGAGATGTTGCACTGCCAGAAAATCGGGAGGGGATTGCGGGTTAATCCTGGAACCGAAGATTGCGTTATTCTGGATCATGCAGGCAACTCGCTTCGCCTTGGCCTGGTCACTGACATCCACCATGCAGAGCTGGACGAAACACCAGCAAATGAGAAGCAGCCAGCTAAGGCGACCGAGAAACTGCCAAAGCCTTGCTCCGTCTGCGAAGTGCTGTTCCTCGGCCTGATCTGCCCGGCATGTGGGCATGAGCGTAAACCGATACCCGGCATTGAAAACGTGGACGGCGAACTGGTGGAGATTGGTAAGAAGCGCACCCACACGATGGCTGAGAAGCAGGAGTTCTGGTCAATGGCGCTTTGGCTGGATGACGACCGGGCCAAGGGCGGGAAGCTGGCGAAGGGGCTTTACAAAGGCAAGTTTGGCGTCTGGCCGCAGGGCCTCACCCACTTCCGGAAATATCCCGATGCGGCGTTCTGGAATTACGAAAAATCATCACGCATCCGGTACGCAAAACGTATGGCAAAACAACAGAAAATGCAGTAGTATCAAACTAAGGGCAGCACAAAATGAACACACAACATCACGAACGAACGACTGACGCGGCCAAAGGTCAATGGCGCGGCATCCTGATGAGTTTGGGGGTTCCCGGAAAATCACTCGCAAACCGCCACGGGCCTTGCCCTATGTGCGAGGGCCAGGACCGATTCCGATTTGATAATCAGGAAGGCTCAGGCAGCTATATCTGCAATCAATGCGGTGCAGGCCGGGGCATGGATCTGGCGATGCGGTTCACTGGCAGGCCATTTGTTGAGGTGGCGTCTGAGATTGATTCGCTGTTGGGCAACAAGAAATTTGATCAGGACGAGGTGAAACCTGCGATGACGGATGCCGAGCGATTGAGCGCGCTGCGGGGTGTTGCAGCCCTGACCACAAAACTGGAACCGGGTTCAATTGGGGATGTGTATTTCGCCACCCGAGGCTTGTCAGAGCGTGTTTACCACCGCTCGCTACGGTTTGCAGCCAGCCTGCGTGATGGTGAGGGCGGTGTCCGGCCCGCGATCGTGGCAACGATCCAGGATGCAGAGGGCAAAAACGTCACGCTTCATCGTACGTTTTTGATGCCAGACGGAAGCGCCAAAGCCCGCATGGCTGCGCCTCGCAAACTTATGCCGGGGTGCATCCCTGATGGCTCTGCGGTTCGCCTGAGTGACTGGAATGGTGGTGCGCTTGGGATTGCGGAGGGCATTGAGACCGCTATGAGCGCGTCACGGCTGTATGACCTGCCGGTATGGGCGGCGATCAATGCGACCATGCTGGAGAAGTGGACGCCTCCAGAGGGGTGCGATGAGGTCACAGTTTTTGCTGACAATGACGCCAACTTCACTGGTCAGGCTGCGGCCTATCGGCTGGCAAACAAGCTGGCGATCAAGGGCATGAATACCGCTGTCCTGATCCCTGACCGCATTGGAACCGATTGGAATGATGCGCTGCTTTTGGCCCGTCCAGTGAATGGGAGCGCGTCATGACCCGTCACACCGGACAACTCGCAAAAATCATGGTCCTCCACGAGCAGGGCATGAGGCCCCGCGACATTGCAGAGGCGCTAGGTCTCGACTCCGGGCGGCGTGTTTCCAGCGCGATCCGCCAGAAGCGTGAACGCATGGCGATGCCGGACTATCACGCCTCGGCTCCGATGATTTCGCACTGGAAAGGCAACCAGCCCCCACCATCGAAAACCTGCACTCACTGGGTCCAGACCCCGAAGGGACTCAAACCCTGCGGCGCGAAGAAGCACCAGATCGACGGCTACACGATGGGCAAATGCAAGGCCCACTACGAGGCGACCCGTCCGCTGTCTGGCAAGTGGAGCAGCGTCGCATGACCCATTACCCCGCACTTGGACACGCAGGCCACCGCGACCGCCGTGTTCGCGGCTGGGCCATCGCTGAGGCAGGCGGCAACATCAGCGACTTCGCGCGCGCTGAGGGCGTCTCGACTGCTGCAGTGTGGAAATGGCTTCAGATGTGGCCGGAACTTTACCGCGCCCTCCTCGACGGTCGCAATCAAAGCGAACTATCGGGAGACGAGGCAGACTATCGCCTGCGCACGGTCGCGCTGTCGGACATTGCGGGCCGGTCCCGGTCGTCAGCCGCTCGCGAACTCGGCCTGTCGCCACCTGGGCTATTGTTCTGGCTCCGCAAGCGACAGTGCGAACTTCAGGACATGATCAACGAAATCGAATCTGAACACCGATCCAACCAAGCAGCCTAACGAAAGGAACCACCATGAAAGACACACTCGAACAGCTCGCAGCAGAGGTTACTGCCGCAAACGACGACCTGAATCTGGGCAACCATGCCGACGACCTCCAGCGCCTGAGAGAACTGGAATCTGACCGGGAGGATTTGATCGAGCGGATAAATGCCCGTGAATATCGTTTGCAGGTAGCCAGAGACGCGCTGTTGGCATTTATGTCACCGGAGGCCCGGCCAGAGCAAAGCGCGCCTGTGGCGGCTCCTGAGAGCGCAGGAGGGGTATTCAATACCGCGTTTTATCATACGGCAGCCCCAGACGCATGGACGCCAGAACCGCGCGACACAAGCTGGCCTGTACCTGAAGACGACTGTGTTGAGGACGGACAAGAAACCGCTGGCGATGATGTGCCTTACCCAGATCCAATGCGGTTTGCGACACACTCAACCACCATCACCCAAACCCACCCAGGAGATACATGGGCATCGGGCGAAAACTGGGCGGTCAAACCTGAACCGGACGAGCAGCCCGACACTGAACCCGATCACATCCACCGAAACGGAGCGGCTGAGTAGAGCCGCGTCCCACTGAACGCTGCGGCCCACGTCCTTCAGTCGCAGTTCCTCCCCCAGCCGGTGCCCAAATCCCTCGACCGGCTGGGGCTTTTTTGGAGAGACCCATGAACCTGATCTGCCGACTTGGATTCCACCACTACCAGCCCGCCTACAGGGATGGCCGCGTTGACGTATGCACCCGCTGCGGTCGCGAGAAGCGGATCAACTGGAAGCCAATCCCAAACCCCGACACATACGGTCGCGAACTGGCGCGGCCACGTACACGAGGAGAGAAAGCATGAGCATTTATGCATTTTATGCGCCCCGCCCGGATCTTGCCGCACGAGCCTTACGAGACAAGAAATTCGACGCATTTTCCGTAATGCAACTGGACCGGCGCAAACAGTCTCGCCACGTCCGCAAGGAGACAGCGAGCACGCAGGAGGCCATTGTTGCAATTAACGGCTATGTTTTTGTGCGCGGAGACGTGGACTTTTTCGCCATCAGCCGGATCCGCCTGGTTGGCCGTCCATTTCAGTTTGCCCCGTTTCCCCGCTCAGCCGCACGATGGCTAACCACAGACCTGCCGCGTGACCTGTTCCCGGACACTGAAACAGCAGAGCGCATTGCGGCCAAGGTATCCCGAAAACTGAGCCTTGGTGATGAGGTTATGATGCTGGATAAAAAAGCGAAGGTTCGGGCTATTGAAGGCGAGCGGATTCTGTTGGACATGGGGATATTGGGTGCAAGCAAGGTTTGGCTGGCGGCATAGTTGACGCGGGCTGCGAATTAGCCTCATATAACAACGGCTAGCACCCGATCCGCAGGCAACCCACAATATGGGCCGAGCAGCGGGGTGCTATCAAGGGGGCAGCACTACCGCAAACGCGGGTGACTGCTCCTCAAGTTGAAATCTATTGCCTACACGTCATCGGTAAGACGGGCCTGCCTGCCAACACACATCATCGGCTTCCCTAGAGCGCAAGTGGCGAGAGCTGCGCCCGTCTTTCTCATGCCGTGAGCATGAACTTCCACACATAGGAGGCCGATCATGGCTGAGATCAAGACACCTGACATTTCCCTCAAGGGCACGGGCAACGTCCTCGCTGGCCTCGCTGGCGCATTTCTGGTTGACAATATTGCCCTTGATGGCGCCGTCACGCAGATGCTTCCTGCCTCAATCGTCGGCTTTGTTGGCCTTCTGATCTTTGCGGGCGTTGCGGTCTACGTGTACAAGCAGGCCAAGAAGCTGAACTGATGACGCCCGAGCGCCAGAAGACCATAGTCCGCATCCTGGCGCTGCTTGTCGGCGTGGCCCTGTTTGGGCTTTGGTATTGGGGCACCTATGGGTAAGCCTGACCGTTCTCCAACATCTGGACGCTTCATCAAGCGCGGCCTACTGGCAAAGCTGGCTGGCATGTTCTCCCGTAAAGACAAGTCTGAACAGCCCCTCCTGCTCACTCACAAGGTAGGCGAAGCTGAGCAGAACACCACGAGGTCCAAGCGTTGAGCGTTGTCCCTTCCTCTGTCCGGTTTCCAGTCCGCTTGCCTGTGCGTTCAGTGCTGGGCGGAGTGTCTGGCCTGGCCTTCTCCCCTAATCAGGTGAGCAGTACACAGGCATTCTACGACCCGTCAGACCTGAGCAGCCTCTACCAGTCTCGCACGGGTGGCAGCATCGTCAGCGCAGACGGTCAGACTGTCGGCATCATGCTGGACAAGAGCCAGATGGGTTCCAAGACGGCGGCGGCGTTTATTGCGGCGGCCGTGCCTGGTCCTATGGTTGCAGGCGTCTACATTGGCACACTAGAGACGTTCGATGAGGATGGCTATATCATTATTAGCCGAAATGCTGACACTACTCAAAGCTCATATGTTGATCCGGTAACGCTCTCTGGTGGCCTTTTCCACATAACTCTGACTGTTGTAACTGACGCCACCGAGGCGGGCAATCTGGTGCAAATTCGTGATGGCAACAATCCCGTTTCCGGTACGTATGGGCCGGGCGTTTATACATTCATTTACAGCTTTACAGGGCATTGGCGCGTTGCTGCCGCCTCACCCGCACATAGTGCAAAAGTATTGATTAAGGCTGTTCCATTATCGAGGGCCGCCCTTGCCCCAAGCGATGCAGCCCGTCCTCTCTACAAGACAGATGGAACACATCACTACGTCGATTATGACGGCGTGGATGATGTCCTCAACGCCACCCTGCCAGACCTCGGATCGACAGCCTCTGTCTGGTACATGAAGCAAGACGGAACTGCCGTGTACGCGGCGAACCAATCCATCAGCGGAGCATATGCCCTGCCAGCGGTAGATATGCGCGGCCTGATCATTGTTGACGGTCCTATCAGCGCTTCGGATCAGACTAAGCTATCGGCATACTACGCATGACCGACCGCACCGGCCACGCAATCTGGATAGCCCTGATCGCCATCGTGCTGGCGCTGGTCCTGTCTGCCTGCCAGTCGGTTGCTAATTTCGATGCCTACATTGCAGGCAAGCCCGCTGAGCCGCTGCAATCTGGCCAGCTATACATGACACAGGCATTCGACAGGCCAACCGTCATGGCCAAGTGCCTGAAAGAAATCGGCAAACTCGGACATGCCTGCACTTACCGTAGAGCAGGTGACACGCTGCCAACCATGATTATCTCGATAGACGACGCTGGCCCTGTCCTGCGTCACGAGCTTTACCACGTCGCCCAAGGAAATCGGGGCGAGGACATGAACCACAAAGGATTTAAGTGATGGCGACCACTGACAAGCAGACGCTAGACGCGAATGATGAAGTCTGCGGCCCGGTTATCATCGTAACTGGAAAGATTGGCTTCTTCAGCGTTGTCATAAGCAGCACAATCACTGTCACCCTTCAGCGCAAGATCGACGGCGCAAATTGGGTCGCTGTAGAAGACGGCTACACAGCCAGCACAACCAAGGACATCGTGGGCGCAGGCACATACCAGCTGATTGCTTCCGGCACGTCTGGAGGCTCGGCTGTCTGCTTCATCGGCACACAATGACTGACCGAACCGCCAAGATACTCGAACAGGACAAGATGGTACTGCGTGGTCTCAAAGCCCGTGGTAAGCATATCGTCATGTCACTGGACGACGACGAGACGCTGGACATCACCCTGGACTGGACCCCCTGGCTCGGCACTGACACCATCGCCAGCGTATCCAATACAGCTTCAGGCATCACCGTATCCGGCGCATCCAACACAACCGTTGGCGCAACATTCAAAGTCGCATCCACATATTCAGGCTGGGTAGAGCATCGCATCACCACAGCAGCCGGACTGATCAAGGAAAAGCTGATCCTCGTAGAGGTCAACGGCTTCCCGCTTCGTGATGACTATGGTGTTGGCTGGAGAGTGCTGTAATACGCAACTCGCGATTGTAAAAGTCTCGGAAATCACGGGGCTGACACTTTCGGACCTGATGAAATACAACTGTAGGTGATTATTTAGTGACCAAACTATCTGCACAGCAGGAAGCGTTCTGCCGCAATGTCGTCGAAGGCATGAACCAGACAGAAGCTTACACATCAGCAGGGTATGCCGACACAAGCAGCGCACATGCCAATGCGTCACGGCTGATAGCAATTGATAAGGTCGCCGCTCGGATCAACGAATTACGCCAGAATGCCTCAGAAAAGACAGGCGTGACCGTGGAGAGGCTTACGAACGAACTCTGGTGGGTATTCGACGCCGCGAAGGAAGCGAGCGACCTGACGAACGCCAGGCAAGCCGTGATGGACCTCGCAAAACTCAACGGCAGGATTGTCGATCTGTCCAAGGCGCAGACAGAGAACGTGCACTTCACGATATCCGACGAGCCGATGACCGACGAAGAATGGGAAGCAGAGTATGGAGAAAAGGACTCTGTGGAGACCCCAGCGCGGCCCGCAGGCAGCCTTAATTAAGTGCCCCGCCCGCGAAGTCCTGTTCGGCGGAGCGAGAGGCGGAGGCAAGACAGACGGAAGCATTGGCAAGGCAGCGATACGGCAGAAGATGCTCGGGTCGATTTTCAACAAGGTAATTTTCCGTCAGGAGATGCCGCAAGCGGACGACATGATCGAGCGGGCGCAGGACATACTTTGTCCGATTGGTGCGAGCTTCAACAAGGTCCAGTCTCAGTTCACGTTTCCCGCTGGCGGTCGATTGCGTTTCAGACCACTTGAGAGCGCCAGGGACGCGCAGAAGTATCAGGGCCAGAACCTGACTGACGTGGATATTGACGAGGCTGGCAACTATCACATGCCCGATGCCATCGACAAGATGTGGGGTGCTCTGCGTGGTGCGAACGTCAAGATGACGCTGCTCGCCAACCCCGGCGGTCCTGGGGCAACGTGGATCAAGGAGCGGTTCGAGATCGACACCAATCCACGTGGGATGAAGATACTGAACCACAGCCTGCCGAACGGTGCGATTCACACGCGCTGTTTCATCCCGTCCAAGGTGACGGACAACAAGGCGCTGCTGGCGAACGACCCTGACTATGTAAACCGCCTCTATCTCGTCGGCTCAAAGGAATTGGTCAGGGCTTGGCTTGAAGGCGACTGGAACGCCATTGACGGCGCATTTTTCGATTGCTGGTCGCCCAAGCTGGTCATCAGCCCGTTCGAGATACCCAAGGACTGGCACAAGTTCAGGTCTTTCGATTGGGGATCTGCTGCGCCCTTCTCGTGTGGATTCTGGGCGGTCGCTGGTGATGACCTGCAAAGACCAGAGGGCGTTATCCCGAGGGGCGCGCTGATCCGGTTCAAGGAATGGTACGGCTCTAGCGCGCCCAACAAGGGCTTGAAACTGACGATCGAGGAAGTGGCGTCAGGCATCAAGCAGATGTCGGAAGACCATACATACACAGGCTGCGTGGCTGACCCGGCTATCTTTGCTGAAGACGGTGGCCCAAGCCGCGCCGAGATATTCCGCAGAGCGGGCGTCATCTTCAAGCCGGCAGACAACAAGCGGGTTGCCCGCAATGGTGCAATGGGCGGCTGGGATGAGATGCGCCAGCGGATGATCGGCAATGACCGGCCAATGCTCTACTGCACCACGCTTTGCAAGGACTCGATCCGCACGATCCCGACCTTGCCGCATGACCAGAAGAGGCCGGAAGACCTGGACTCAAACTCTGAAGACCACGCAGCGGACGAATGGCGATACGCCTGCATGTCTCGTCCCTGGATAGCAGGCAAGCGGCCTGCCGACCGGAAGCCGGGCTTCAGTGACTACAAATCCACGAGTAACGGAAGTGGCGATTCATGGCGAGTATGACCGAACCGAAGCCCGATGAAGGCCAGGACGAGCCTGAGTTCAAGGGCCGTGGTATCGAAACCTACAAGCGCTGGTTCCGCAACTCGGAGGAAGCGCACGCGCCTGCCCGCAAGCTGGCGCACCGTGACCGTGACTGGTACGACAACTTTGATGACGACCAGTGGGACGAGACTGAGAAGGCAATCCTGCGCAAGCGTGGCCAGCCCATCGTCACGTCCAACCGGATCAAGCGCAAGGTCAACTTCCTGTGCGGTATTGAGCAGAAGCAGCGATCAGATCCCCGTGCGTTCCCGCGCCAGCCTGAGAACGAGGAGCAGGCAGCGGTTGTCACTGACGTGCTGGACTACATCGAGACAGAGACGCGGTTCGATAAGGTTGCCACGAATGCCTTCCGCAACCTGTGCGTTGAGGGCATCCAGATCGTTGAAGTCATGTTTGATGACGACATTGAATGCCGCATGGTCGATTATGACCAGTACTTCTATGATCCGCGGTCCAAAGATGCGGACTTCTCTGACGCCAGATACCAAGGCTATGGCGACTGGTTCGACCTTGAAGATGCCAAGGAGATGTTCCCCAGCGAGGAAGCGCAGGCATTCCTTGACGGCTCGCTCACTCAGGTTGGCAATATGGACGAGGGCCACGAAGACAAGCCTGGCCATCACTGGGGTGATGCTACACGCCAGCGGGTACGCGTTTGCTGCGTCTACTGGAAACAGGGCAAGGTCTGGAACTACACGTATTTCACCGGGGCAGGCGTGCTTGAGGAAGGCGTCTCGAAATACCTCGATGAGGATGGCGAACCGGCTTGTGCGTTAATTGCGGCAAGCTGCTACGTCACACGGGAGAATGAGCGTTACGGCACGGTACGTGACCTGATCAGCCCGCAATCGGAGATGAACTATCGCCGGTCGATGGCGCTAAACCTGATGAAGAATCGCCGAATGTGGGGAGTGCAGGGTGTGTTCGCGCCTGACCAGAACCCGAAGGAAGAGGTTGCCCGCGCTGATGGACTGCTGATTGTGAATGGCGCGATTGGGTCTGAGTGGGGGTTCATTGAGAGCCAGTCCGAGATATCGAACAATTTCGAGCTGTTGCAGGAAGCCAAGAGCGAGATTGACGTGCACGGGCCGAACGCAGGCTTGCAGGGACGTGGCACAGAAGACCAGTCAGGCCGGGCGATTGCCTTGCAGCAGAACGCAGGCATGGCCGAAGAGAACACGCTGTTCGATACGCACAATGACTGGAAGCTGCGGGTTTACCGCGCGATGTGGGCAAGGGCGAAGCAGTTCTGGACCGAGGAAGATTACCTTAGAGTGACGGATGAGGATTCTCCGGGTGGTGCACGGTTCACACCGATCAACTCGATGCAGCCTGTGATGGCTCCTGTTGCCGGACCTGATGGCCAGCCAATGCAGGGACCAGACGGCCAACCACAGATGCAGCCGCAGGTGGACCCGATGACGGGCCAGCCTCAGATGCAGATGAAGAACTCACTGGCTGAGATTGACGCAGACATCGTTCTGGAAGCCGCGCCGGATATGATCACGCTCCAGCATGAGGAGTTCCAGCAGTTAGCGCAGATGGCAGGCAATGGCGTTCCTATCCCGCCTGACGTGCTTCTGGAAGCCAGCCAGATCAAGGACAAGCGCAAGTTGATTAAGCGCCTGCAGGAAGAGATGGGCGCACAGGCCAAACTGCAACAGGCGGGCCAGCAGATCGAAGAGATGCAAAAGGCCATGCAGCAGATGCAACAGCAGATGCAGCAAAAGCCGCCAGAGCCAACGAGTGCGCTGGATCAGGCCCGCATACAGGACATGGTAGCCAAGGCGATGCGCGAGGAACGCAAGCTGGCACTGGAAGAGGCGAAAGCCGGGCCACAGATGGCCAGGGACCGTGCGCAGGCAACGGCCACAATGATCAATGCGACGAAGCCGGACCCAGCGCCTGCTCCGCCTCGCAGATAAGTTTTCCCGCAAGGGTCAAACACCGCCGCCGGGTGATTTTCGGGCGTATCAGGCCGCCGCTGTTCGGGCGTGGAGCGACGAATTATGAGTGAGACAAAGGATTTCCTAGACGAAGACTTCATGGCTGACGAAGCCCCGGCAGAAGCTATCGAGCAGGCCCCTGAGCCAGTGGAGGACGCCTCGAAAGGGCCTACCCGTGGACCAGATGGCAAGTTCGTAAAGGCCGAAGCTGAGGCGCAAGCAAGCCAGGTCGAGCAGGGCGCTAAAACAGCCGTCGAAGCAGACGGTTATTCATCCGAGCCGCCATCGGATGAACACGGAACCCAAGTACCGCTGTCAGTGGTCCAGGCCTTGCGCAAAGAGCTTCAGGAGCTGAAGTCCAGGCAAGGCACGGGCCAATCCCCCCAAACCAAGGGCCCGGAGTTCGCTGGTCCGCAGTTTGAATTTGAAGACGATCCGCAAGGCTACACACAGGGCAGTCTGTCCCAGATGAAGATGCAGATGAGCGCATTCATGGCGTCTCAATCAACATCTGAGGCAGAAGTCCAGCAGGCATGGGCTGATTTCGATCAGGCTTGCGCAAACGATCCCCAAGTCAGTGCGTACAGCTATTCACTGGTCAACCATCCTCATCCGATGGGCGAGATTGTGAAGTGGCACAAGCAGCAAGCCGAAGTCAAAGCCATCCAGTCCGCAGGGGGTCTCGAAGCCCTTAAAGCGCAGTGGCTGGCAGAGGCAACAGGTCAGCCTGCCGTGCAGTCAAACGGAAATGCCAAACCCAACACGCCGCCTTCGTTGGCTCGTGGCGGGGCTGGTGCGACGTCTTCAGACACACCTGCGGATGGAGATGCTTTCGACGCCCTGTTCAAATAACAGGAAATAGGAAATGGCCTATACGACCCCAGCCACCGAGCTGGTCCTCAAGAAGTGGGAAACAAACTACTTCAAAGAGTTCGTTCGTGAGAGCGGATTCATGCCCTACATGGGCGCCGGTCCGAACAACCCGATTGTGGTTAAGCGCGACCTCATCAAAGGCGGGCAGGTTATCACCATCCCGCTGGTTACAGCCCTTTCAGGCACCAATACCGGCACGGGTACGCTGGTTGCAAACGAGATGCAGCTTGGCAATTCCGGGTATGACCTGAAGCCCTACTGGCATCGATATGCCGTCGCGATCAAGAAGTCCGACGAGCAGAACTCTGTCATCGACCTCCTGAACGCATCCAAGGACATGCTGAAGGTTCGCGACATGGACGACATGCGCGATTCCGTCATCAATGCGCTTGGCTCTGTGGTCGAGGCATCCGGCTCTTATACAGACGATCCGGGCCATGCCAAGGAAGTGTTCTTTTCTGACGCCACAGCGGCCCAGAAGAACACATGGGCGGCTGCTAACCAGTACCGGATTCTGTTTGGTAACGCGGAAGCCAACTACAACGCCACGTTTGCAACAGGCTCGGCAACCGTTGACGGCACGAACGACAAGTTCACCGTCGAAAGTTCCCGTCTCCTGAAGCGCATGGCCCGTCGCCGGTTCCGTATCGACAAGGGTGACAGCATTGACCTGCCATCGATCCGCCCGCTACGCACGGGTACGCAGGGCCGTGAGTATTTCGTCGCCTTCCACGGTGTCGAGACGTTCGCCAACCTGAAGACGGCGATGGACACGATCAACCTTGATGGCCGTCCGCGTGATGTGGAATCGAACCCGATCTTCCAGGATGGGGATCTGGTCATTGACGGTGTTGTGCACCGCGAAATCCCTGAGATTAGCGGTTACGGCAATATCGGTAATTCCAGCGCAGCGGTCTACCCGGTGTACTTCATGGGCGCTCAGGCGCTTGGCTGTGCATGGGGCCAGACCACGAAGTCAACGAAACGCAATGAGGACGATTATGGCTTCATCAAAGGCGTTGGCGTCGAGTCGCTCTGGTCAGTCGAGAAACTTCGTTACAACGGCCTTGATCACGGGATGATCACCGGCCTGTTCGCTGCATCGTAAGGGAGGGATAGAAAATGTCTCAAGCACGCAAATACCACACACAGCAGGTGCACTATATCGACGCCACGCTGAACTTTGACAGCGGTGTCGTCACGATTGGCACGGTCCCGTCTGGCTCGGTCATTCTCAAGCCGATTTCCGGCGCGAATGTGAACGTGGCTTTCAATGCGGGTTCGACCAACCTGATCGATATCGGCACCACAGCAGACGATGACCTGTATGCCACAGACCTTGCGGGTGGCACGATTGCATTCGTTCCGCTCGATACGGCCGTGACGCAGGTGCTCGCAGCGGACACCACGTTCACTGCGACGTATGCGCAGACCGGCACAGCGGCTTCCGCTGGTTCGGCCCGCGTTATTATCAGCTACATCCCATAATGGAAACGCCCATGCGACTGGCAGTCCTGACGCCTAGCCTTACCGGCCAGGTGCATCTTGAACATGCTGAGAGCATGGGCGACCTCCGGGTTGAGTGCATCCGGCGCGGCGTGAACGCACTGGAGACCGCAGATGGCTGTTAACCAAGCCGGGCTTGTGGCCCGCGTCCTGCTTTACCTGAACGTCACTATCGGCGGCGAAACGCCCTCGACCGAGGATGACGCCACAGTCGATCTGGCGATTGCTGAAATCATGGCAGAGCTGGAAGAGAAGAAGCTGGCCTATTGGGCCGTCTCTGCCATCCCTGAGAGCGTAGCGCGGGGCATGACCATCATGGTGGGGGCTAACTGCGCCACCTCGTTTATGTCCCTTGGCGAGTCCGCCCAATACATTGCTGCCAAACGCTCTGGCGAAGCCCTGATACGCGAAATCATCGCGCAGGGATCTGACCATGAGACCACACCACACATTTACTTCTAGGAGACGACCGATGGCAGTATTTCGCTACGAAGGGCCTTGGGATGCGCGGGATATCTGGGGCGTATCATTCCAGTTGGGTCAGACGCATGAGATTGACGATGAGAAGCTGATCGCCAAGCTGTCTGCGCTTGAGGGCTTTGTCCGTGTTGATGCGGTCGAAGCCGAGCCATTGCTTGACCCCGATCCGAATGATTACCCGGCAGACGAGGAGCAGACACCGGAAGAGGTATTCGAGGAGTTGAAAATCCCGCGCGTCGGTGCAGGTACGATCCCGGAAGATTGGGAGACTCTGCACCACTCGACACGCATTCGCATGGCCAAGGAAATGCGGCCCGACCTTGCGGAGGTCATCACCACGGCAGCGGATGCGGATGAGGTGATCCGTGGTGAAATGACGCCTGAATAATGCCACGCGCAGTCTTCGCCACAGGACATTCGGCCCGTGCCTTCGCTGGTGATTCAGAGAAGGTGCTGGTCAATATGTATGCCGAGCCAAACGAGTCTGACCCGGCCCGTCCGATCAAGCTGATGACGACGCCTGGCACGATGGACAAGGACGCTGGCAACGTCATTCAGGGCAATATCCGGGCGATGGCGCAGGAGGATGCGTTCGCCTCTGGCAAGGTGCTGATCCTCGACGGCACGACACTGAGAACATGGGTTCCGGCCACCGGCACGTTTGGCACGATCACCGGCACTGTGAGCGGCACAGACAGGGCAGACGTGGCCATATCGCAGACTGAGCTTGCCATCCTGTCGGGTGGTACGGTTTACGTCTCAGCGGGCACGACAATCGCCGCAGCGACGGATGTGGATTTCCCGTCAGGGATTACGTCGGTTACTGTGATGAGCCAACGGCTTTTGATGACGACGACAGCGGGGCGGTTCTTCTACTCGTCTGTTCTGGACTTTGACGATATCACGGGCCTGAACTTCTACACGGCTGAAGGTTCGCCGGATAATCTGGTTGCGGTGCGACGGTGGGCAGAGATGGCCCTGATGTTCGGCACGGAGACGCTGGAGATGTGGTATTCTGAGCCATCGAATGCCTCTGATCCGTTTAGCCGCGCGTCCAGTGTGGTGCCAACCGGTTGCAAGGCACGCGATACGATTGCGATCACGTCATATGGCCCGGTCTGGGTCGATCCGACGAATAACGTGGTCGTGCTGTCCGGCGCCAACGCCCAAACCATCAGCCCTCCCTGGTTGTCACGGCTGATCGCGGCTGAGACGGCAACAAACCTGATTGCGAGCACATACAAGGCAGAAGGCGATGAGTTCTACGTCCTGAACGGGCTAAACTTCTGCGCTGTGCTGAAGGGCGGGACACAGGACTGGCACCTTCGCAAGACCGATAGCAGCGACACATGGGCCTTCTCGCGCATCCTTACAGCCGGGGGCGCGCAATACGCTACCAAACGCACGGGAACGGCATTCATGCACCTGAGCCGGGATTACGCAACCGATGAGCAGGCAGATGCTGAGACGCTGGGAACGGATATTACACGCGAGTTTACCGCACATATCCCGCATGACGCGGGTCGCCCTGCGCTTGGCCCGATCATGGTGGATGGATCGAAAGGCGGCGGGTTGGCTGCTGGCGATGGCTCTGCGCCAGTTATTCAGATGCGCATATCGACGGATAATGGAAACACATGGTCGAGCTTCCGGTCACGCAAACTTGGCGCACAAGGCGCTTATGACGAGCGATCCAAATGGAACCAGAACGGGCGAGGACGCAGGCCCCAGACAATCCTGCATTTCAAAATAGCTGAGCCGGTCGCATTCACGGTGACGGGCGTGTCATGGGGTGATGCGAGCTAATGGCTATTGCACCCGGAGACGACATAACCGGTACGCCGGAGCCTTTGCCACGCGATAGCCTGACAGATCGCCTTGGCGGGTTAGCGCGCGGCTGGATCAACTATTTCCAGGGCAAGGATCGCCTGACGGGGGAAATCCTTTCAGGCGTGAACCGGAACCGGCAGAATATTGTCCTGCTAGAGACCGAATACACGGCAGCGGATGGCGCGGTATCGAGTGCCTATATTGCAGCGGATGCAGTCGTTGCTGCGGATGCATCCGGCGCACGGGCTACGCTATCCACCACACTGACGGCAGCTTATGAAGCGGCAGATTCGACAATTCAGGGGCAAGTTACAACCAACGCTGCCAGCATTGTTACCGAGCAGAGCGTGCGTGCGTCTGGCGATAGTGCAAATGCTTCCAGCATCACCGCACTA